AGGGATTTCGCGGCCTCGGTGGGGAACGCCCCCTACGATGTCCGTTCGGCTCGACCGGCGCGTGGTACAAGTACTGGCAGGGGATCATCAGCCAGGCCCAGATCCGCCCTGGCTGTCTCCAGCAACTGCGGCGCACAGGTGCGAGCCACCTGGCGATCGATCACCCAGACGCGGTTCAGCGCTACCTCGGCCACCGCACACCAGGCATGCAGCGACACTACGTGGACCTGTCGATCGCCAGGCCGATCGCAATCCTGCCACCGGAGATTTAGCTGCGCCGACTCACTGCGAAGCGGAAGTCCACTTCCCCACTGGGCACTGAAACGCGCGACCGCGGGCCTTCCAGTCAATAGCACACCCGCACTTCAGGCAGCGGCGATTCTCCCTAAACTCGCACGTATCGCAGACGTTTAACCGCTCCGCATACTGCTCCGCACTCACCAGCGTACAGCCGTCGCTGACGAATGACACCAGTGATTTCGTCAGGTTCCACAACTGCTCGGCCACGGAGGGCATTGCCACCGTAGCCTGGCGAGTGCTGCTCCCGCAAGGTTGTGCTGGTGCCTGCCCGCGCTGGCCTGGTCCGTAGCCTCCTTCCCACGCCCGAAAATAGCTCTCTTTCGTTTTGCACAGCGCGTACCAAGCGGCATTTTTTTTGATTCCATGCCGCTCGCAAAATCCAGGTCCAGAACAGACGCACCCTGTATCCGCCATTACAGCACCCACTCTGTTATGTGAATGTTGAAGGTCCCCGTGCAGCATTCGTTGTCAAGCGAAATCGGGCCAAATGAAATCGTCAACCCTTCTGGGATTCCGGCGTATGGCCTCAGTCCCTCATACAGCAGCACGTCGTCCTTGTCCCAAATGTCCAATCTCCAGTCGCACCAGCGGTTATGGTATCGCGTTCCATAAAACTTGAACCGGAAACAGCAGGTCGTGCTTTCCCCGAAACACACTATCCCGCCAGAGATCCATTCGCACTCGCATTCATCGCCGACCTCGCCGGCGCATCCCGGGTCATCGTCGCAGTTCAGTTGCCAGAAAGCCCCGTCGATTTCCTCGCATCCAGCTACGTTTTCGATTGTCAGCGTCAACTCTGCCGGCATACAGAAGTGGCAAAACCTGCAAGTGCAGGTATCGTACCCGATGCTGTTGCAGTCATCGGTGTAGATGCGCACGGTAACGTCACCGCAGCATTTGTTCCCCTCGCCGCATCCGTAATCGTCCGATGGAATGACGAACGTGTAATCGAATGGGTAGCACGGTACGGTGACTTCCAGTTCCCAGGAATCCATGCAACATGAGTCGCTCAAAACCAGTTCGGCACGGATGACCAGTCGCACCAATCCAGGCGACCCCTCAACGTCGTTGCACGTAACCGATAGCGTGCCGGCCGAACAGGGAAAATCATATACCTGCCACGGGCTAGCAATTCCTCCAGAAATCCCATGCACATCGCAGAAGCAATCCGGCGCGTGAATGTCGAACAGGACCGTAGCCCACGTTTCCAGGGATATGCAGCAGCCGCAGTCCTGACAGCAGCAGCAATCTTCCTCGAATGCAATCTCCCCGTCCTCTAAGCAGAGAATATCGTCGTCCCATAGGTGAATCTCGTCCGTCATGGCGGCTCAGCAATACCGGAACTGCCAGGGTTCGCAGACCCACGCCGTCCAGCCAGGGTACTTGCCCCAGCGGACCTTCTTGCCGACCTTCAGCGTCACATCGTGCGCGTTGAGCACGCTGAACATATTCCCCGTGGCCACCCACGCCTGGTTGTGCCGCTCCACGGTGCCCCAGCTGCCCGCGGCGATGTCAGCCACGACAACCTTGCCGATGTAGAACGCGCCTGTTGCCGACCAGATCCACCACTCCCCCGCTCCAGCCGCACCCAGGCCGCGCGAATAGAGCGCGAAGCACACCGTGCCCTCGGCCAGATAGTCCCCGCTGAGCACGTGCCCGACCAGGCGTTCCCCGCGTTTCTCGTGCGTCGGCGTCTGATCTCCCGGGATGGCTGGAAACCACGAGTCGAGCAGCTCGATATAGAACGTATTGCCGCTGGTCGGGTAGGTTTCCCCGCCGTCCACCGTCTGCGCCAACCGGACGTCGCGCGGCCAGTCGTGGTGAAACAGCCGATTCGTCTGCCGCTCCAGGTCACGGCGCAGGCTAGCCGCCTCGCGCTCGAGCTGCGAGACGCGACGGTGCAGTGAATTGTCCTTGGTTGGTGCACCGGCCATTGTGCTATCCAGGGTTGCGTGGGTTCCGCTGGTGGAGACTGCCGGAACTGGCGGCACTGGCGGCCAGATACGGTGGCGTCAACTTGGAGCGCGGCGCGACCGGCATGATCTGCAGGGGATCCAACTCGCCTGCCCAGGTCAGAACGAGCATGACGGGATCGCCACCATCGCGCGGAATCCGCACGCCGATCTCCGTCACCGGGGAGTTGATCACGTGGTGATGTCCATTGACCGCGGCCGGGTCGCCGATCTCCGTGACCAGGTCCCCGATCGCGATGTCCGTCCGGAGTCGTTTGGTCTCCAGCCGCAGCACGAAGTGTGTGACGCAGTACCAGGCTGCGGCGATTTTGGCCAAGGCCTTCAATCGCGCCTCGTCGTCATCGGGCGAAACTTTCGGGATATGCCCACCGGTGGAACGCAGCAGCGAACCGTCGTTTTTGGCGCCCACCACGGTCCCAGGTGCCACGTAGTCTTTGCGATAGCCGTCCCCGGCATCGATCACCAGCTTCCGAATCGCGTCCACGTTGGCCGGAGGCGTGGCTGGCCAGACGCCCTCGACGTGCCGATCGTCCGGCAGACTCAGCGTCAGGATCATCCCGTCGCGAAAGTTGTACCCGCCCGGGTGCTCGTCCACTGGCAAGCGCGTGAAGTCCGCCGTGGCGATCGCATGCTGTCCGACACCGCCGTGGACGCGCACGAAAACGCCGCGGCTATCGGGTGGGACTCGGACACTGGCAGAGAACCTGTTGTTGGCGTCGCTGTTGGATTCCTCGGCGGTGAGGGTATCGGCCAGCGTCTCCGCGTCCACCCAGCGGACCGTAGTGTCGTACCTGGTTTCCTGCCGCTTGAGGAAGACCAACGAGGACAGCTCCTCGCGATCGCGCTTCGGCTCCTCGTAGGTGCCGTTTTTCACGGCATCGCCGCTGTAGTCAATGCCCTTGATCAGCGGCAGCGACTGCTCGAAAGCCAGGGTGGGGAAATAGATAGGCTCGCCAGCCGCGCCTCCGTCCGCAGCGGGAAATAGTGGGTTGGCGTCCCCGCCTTCGCCATTCTTCACTTTCTTGTTCCAGGTCGTGGGCAAACGGAAGAACGAAAACACTCGCTCCAACTTCGGGACGTCGCGCGCGTCCCGATTCTTCTTCTGCTTCTCCTTCGTGCCGAGACCTGCGTACCCCGCCGAACCACTCGCCCCCTCCTCGTAGGCCGTTTCATCTGCCGCGACCCAACCCGGCTCGATCGTGGCATCGGTCACGCTAAACGAACCCACGCTGCGGCGCCGTGCACCGCGACAAACAACCTGGTCATACCGCTGCACGCTGTCGTCGCGCAGGACTGCCACCGTCAACTGGTCCTGATTGAACAGCAATCGCTTCTGGTGCGCGTTGGCGGGAATCGCGGAGGCCCCGGGCAGCGGGACGATCACGTCCCGCGCCACCAGCGTCTCGGTGTGCAACACGACATTATCCGGGTCCTCCTCTTCCTCTGGAGATTCGACCTCCAGCCACCACAACAGCAGCCGCTTGCGGTTGATCACACGCTCGATCAGGCTGTAGGTCGTCTGTCCTTCCTGCGCCAACTCCGGCCGGTCCCAGGTCGGGATGTTGTGCGCGGAATCCAGCGCAAACGGGATCCGGATAGCGTCACCGTTGTCGCGCGGCGTCTGCAGCGCGAGCAGATACTCGACCACATCCGCGCTCGACCAGTGCTCGGACCAGTCGGGGTCAGACGCGAACACGTAACTGCCGTCTTTCGACAGTGAGCGATTGGCGTGTCCGCCGTCATTGAACGTGAGCGCGCGGGCCGTCTTGGTGGTGGATCCATCGAAGTATGAATGCAGGATCCAATGATCCGCCAGCAGCTTCTCCAGGCCGTAGGCGGTGAAGAGCTGTTCCCCGCTGGAAAACGCGCCCGCTGCGTCGCGGGCACCCCACAGCGTGTCGTCGTTCAGGTCGATCGCGCCATACCAGGTCTTGGTCTGCCACTCGTGCCATTCGTACTCGCGATACATATCGATTTCGATCTTCACGAACAGCCGCGAGACGTTGCTTTTCTTGGCGTACCAGATGAAGCCCGGCTCGTCGATCTGTGAGATCGAACCGTACCGCCAGGCCAGCGTGGCTGTCGGGAGCGTGGGAGCGCAGCACCAGACCGCCTCGAGGCACTGCAGGTGGTCGATCCGCTGCCAAGTCTCGTTCCAATGGGCGCGCGTGTAGACACGATGATCGCCGACCTCGCGGATCCCGCCGTAGCCAAAATCAATCGTGGTGACAGGCATCAAGTCAGTCCCAGGCTGCCAGTGGCCGCGCCGACGCAGAGGATCTGGCCGCGGATCACGGTCTTGATCTTGTCGTCGTCGGAATCGTCGACGAGCGCCAGTTCGTAGTCGTAGTAGGTGTCGGCCGTCAGACCCACGGTGTCCACCTGGTCGAGCTTCACCGTGACGGTGGCCGGAGTGGTGTTGGCCAGGCCCACGGTGTCGACCGTGATACTGGAGTGCGTGCGCGTCCAGGTGTGCGTGCCGACTCCGGCGCCGGTGATGTCCACGGCGGATCCGCCGGACGTGAGCGAGAGCTTGAACGTGTCGGTCGTCTTGTCGATCACCCAGTACGTCGTGTTGAGCGCCAATCCCCCCGGCAGTGTGTCGGTCGTCGTGAGCCGCACTGCCTGGCCGTTGGACAGACCGTGAGCCGCGTCGGTACAGACGTCCGTCCCTGCGTCGGCTGTGAAGTTGCCCGTGGCGGCTGCCAGGCTGGAGGCCTCGATCGCCGGGGCTGCGCCGTCCGTGGCCCAGATTTTGAATCGCCACACGTCCGAGGCCTCGACTACCAATTCCGTCTCCAGGTCGCCCTCGTAGCACTGGATCTGCCACTTCTTGGTGCGACCCTGCTCGATAGTCAGTTGTGGCCCTGCGGCGGAAATGGTCATGGTTGATTACCTCTCATCAGACAACAGAGTGACAACAGCCGCTCCCGGACCCAGCACGGAGATGTTCGCGGACATGGTCGCCGCGGTCATGTCCACCGCGCCCGGGCCGACGGCCGTCACGTCAGCGGAGCCAGGCGTTGACAGTGGCGTGTCGGGAATCGGCACGACGTGCCAGGCCAGCGGCGGCACGTCCACGACGGGGAGACCATACAGGACGTACTGCGGCTCGCCGAGCCACTGCAGGTTGTCGTAAGACGGCAGGGGCGGGCAGCCGTAGGCGATCTCCGGCACGTCCAGCCAGGTCTCGGGAGCGACCACGAGCGGGGACGGCGCGAGCAGATCGGCGATTTCGTCCACGACGGCCACGGTGCACCTCTCACGTCATCCCACGATCGGTCGATGATCGATCGGCCGGCCCTGCTCGATGTTCTCCAGTCGCTGCTCCAGCGGCACGCACACGGAACACGCCTCGCCGGGGCAGGTGATCCCGTGGCACTGGCGACAGAATCCCAGCTCCAGCTTCCGCTGCAGAATTAGGCCGATCGAGGCCCCCACCGGCCAGTGCCGGCCGCAATGGACGCATTGCACCAGGTCGGCCTGTCCCTCACGGGAGCCGTCACCGGGCGTGATCACGATTTGCGAACTCGGCCGCAATGCCGAGTGTCCCCGCAGCCCTACTGTCATGGGCGCTTGCTACTCCTCGAAAAACATCGTGGCCTGCACGTCGCCGGCGAAACTCGCGTGCACCGGCTGCAGGCCCACGCCGTTGGCGGCCGTGGCCGGCAGTACCAGTTCGCAGCCCGGCCGGGCGATCCACTGGAAGGTGGCCCGCTGATTCACGCTCACATTCAGCAGGATCTCGTCGGCCGTGTACGTTGGCTCCACGGTGTGGTTCTCGCCGGCGGAGGCCAGCGCCACCGGATCACCGGGATCCAGCTTCTGTGGTGTGACAGCGGTCGCCGTGCCGGCCGCGGTGTAGCGCTGCAGCAGCCATTGCAGTGCGTTGTCCGCTGGCGAGGCATTCGACCCGAAGATCAGCGAAAACACTTTCGGCCGCACCGTGGTGGCCGATGTCAGACCCAGGACCGAATCGGTGGGCGACGCCACGGTCTGGGCACCGTCGATGACATACTTGCGCGACATGGTAAACCTCACGTTTTCAAAGCAGGTAATGCGGAGTCATGGTAAATCGCGTGATCAGCTCCGCGCCGTTGACGAGGTTGATGCCTGGACCCACGAGCCGCAGGACTTTCTGGCAATGCAGTGGCTCGACGGCATCCACGAAATACCCGTGGGCGAACTCGTAGAAGTAATTGAGGTTGTTGTAGGTCACGAGCACCCAGCCCGTCCGGATGATCGACTGCATCAGCGGGATCGCCAGCATGGCGGACTGGTAACTGTTCCACCACGACACGAGTTCCACCTCGAACTGATCGCCCCAGCGTCCGAGCCGCTGTTGCCCGACGCCATCCGCTCCAGGCCGCGTAAAGGACGAGCCGTGCTCGTAGGCCAACCCTGGCGGCTGACCGCGCCAAAACTCGAAGTTGAACACGTCGACCCGATGAGCACTCATGGTGGCACCGCCGCTTGGGCGCGTTGACTGTGACTGAAAGAACCAGCTTGTTTGCTTTGCTCTTGTGCGGCAGCATTCAAGTTCGCGGCGGCCTGATTCAACTGTCTGGCCGACGACTCCAAGGCACCGGCTGTCTCGCGTTCTCGCTGCCGTTGGATGGCTGTGATCCGCTTGCCGAGTGCGCCGACCTCCTCACCGGAAAATGTCTCAGCCGCTAAGCCCGCCGCTCCCGCGACCGCCTCCGGGGACCCACCCACGGACTTGACTGCCCACCCGACCCACTCGGCAACGGCTTGCGCTGGGGCGTCGCCACCGGCCATCTTGATGTCGGCCATGACCTGGTCGAGCGCCGCCTGCCGGAGTGCACTGCCGGTCTGATAGACGCCTTCATTGACGATTTCACGCCGGATGCGTGCCTGCTCAGCCGCAATCGAGGCCTGCGTCTGTCGACCAACTTCCGTGCTGGTGTCGACGGCTGCGGCTCGGGCTCTCGCCAGAGCGGACCGCGGAGTCTCTGCTGTCTGGATGGCCTCGTCAACCAGTCGCGTCAGCTCCTCGATAGTCGCCAGCTCTTCACCGACGACACGGAAAGCGGCGTTCAACTCATTGCTTTCGCCAAGAAAATCCTTGCGCCGCTCCTCGCCCGCCGCCTGCAATTCCTTCACGGCGCCCACAATGCCCTTGCCACCAAGTTCGCTGTCCAGAGCGATCTTGGCACCAAGTACCCTGATCCGGTCCGCAGCTGTTTCGCCAGATTTGAAGCGACTCGCGAGCACCGATTGTAGCGCCATTGTCTCCGCTGGCGCCGCACCAGCCGCTCCGGCGCCCTCGGCCGCACCAGGCAGATTCGCGGTGAGCTGCTCGAACGTCAGTCGACTTTGCGTCGCAGCGACCAAGGCCGCATTCACCGATTGCCGCGGTGTCAGGCCAGCACCTGGGAATAGTGCTGGAATCTGACCGGCCGCTTGAGCGGCAGACTCGGGGGCGACGACCCGCGCACTGGAAATGATCTCGCGAAAGAAGTCCTCAAACCCCTCGGAGCGCGCGGAGAACAATACGCGCCTGGTGACCTCGCGTTCGACACCGTATTCCGCTGACGCCTGGTCGGCGATTGTCTCCAGTCGTTGGCGATCCGACGCATCCACCGAAACCTGCGTCAGCCGCCGGCGAGCGTCGTTCAACGTATCGAACGATCTGGTGGCGGACTCCGTTTCCTGCTGGTGATGGGCGATCACCTGGCGGGCCACGTTCACGGCCGCCGTCACCGAGACCCAACTGGCGACAGTTTGATTGATGGAGCTGACAAGTCGCTGCTGCGCTGCCGCCTGATTCTTGGCGGCCTTCTCGCCGTCATCGCCCGCCTTCTTGCCCGCGGAGCCGACCTTCTTGTAGCTGCCCTCCAGCTCCTTGGTCTGCGCGAGGATCTTCTGCTGTGCTCGCCAGAGCTTGGCCTCCTCCCCCGTCATGACAACCGCGACTTCGGCCATGATCACTCACGCGAAAATCGGTCCTAGTTCGTCGTAACGATGGAATCCGGCTGCGTACGCTCGCAGCTCGGCGACGGTGGGGTGATGGCGACTGACGCCCCCTCCATCGATAATTCGCCCCCAGAGACAGAAAGTGATCCACTGCGGGCCAATGCGGCACACTTTTTTTTTACCCACGCCCGCCAGGTGGCGACGTCCAGCAGTGCGTCCACGATCCGCTCGCGGATCTGCAGGTCGTAGATCCCCAGCAGGTCCAGCTCGCTGGCAGACACCCGGTAGTTCGCCTGCAGCGCGGCAATGGCCATATCGTTGATCGCGTCGAAGGTGAACCGCACGACGTCGCCGTCGTGGTGTGACTGCACGGCCTCCGCGAACGCCTGCTCGTAGGCACACACCCAGCGCCACAGCTGCTCATAGCGCGACTTGACAGCCCCCAGTTGCCACTGGCCATCGGCGGCCAGCGACAATCGTTGCGGCAGGCCGCAGACCGGATAACATTCGCCGTCGAACTCCTCCCAGCGGCGAGCCTTGGGTATCAGCCACTGGGAGCCGTCGTCACACGTGATCCATAGGCCGTCGAGCAGCTCCGGACGGGCGAGATCAGTTGGTGTCGGTCGCTCATCACGGTAGTAGCCGATCCAGGCGGACGAATGGGGAATCTGCCTCCAGTCCTGCTCGTGCTTGTGATAGCCGACTCGCTGGTCACCAGCCGCGATCACTACGCCGCTGCCATTGTCTGGACCGCCCAAACACTGCCGGGGAGTCAACTGGGCGTCGAAGGCGTAGCCCAGGCCCAGGGCTCGCACGTCGGCCAGCTTGATGTCCGGGCCACGCCCCGGCAGGTAGTAGAGGAAACCAGCCACACACTCACTCCGTCTGCTCTGCGTCCGCCAGATCCGCTCGTCCGCGATCCGCCATCCGATCCGCTACCGCGTCCAGCACGGCCTGCAGCTCGTCGCCGGTCTCGCACGCGGCGATCGCCTGCTGTTCGTCCGGCGTGCACCGTCTGGCGAACGCGGCCGCTGCCGACTTTCCCAGGCCGCGCATGCGGCACAGGATTTCTACTGCTTCTTCCATGTCACCCTCTCGCTCAAGTAATCGCCGTGGCCGTGTTGATGACGATCGGCGCATTGGTGCCGTCGTAAGCCACGGTCATCTCCAGTTCGATCTGGGCCGGATTGTCGCCCTGGTCGTCGAATGGATTGGTGATGACGGCCAGGCCCGCCGCCGCCAGGGAGATGTGCTCCGCCGTGCCGTTGGCGACAAATCCAGTAGCGCCCGTCGAACGCTTCCGCAGGTAGAGTTTCGTGTTGGCCTGCGTGAACACCAGGCCCGTTCGCGGCACGTTGGTGGACTTGAGCCACTCGATGTTGCTGCCCACCAAGCGGATCTTGGGTTCGATCGCCCGGATCATGCAGTGCGTGTCGTACAGGTCGCTGTCGGTCGACTGGGCTTGGGCCATGACGCCGAAGTCGACTTCCAGCCGGATGATTTGCGCGATGGCAATCGAGCCGATGGTCACCTGCCCCAGTGTGAACCGCTCGTTGTCCGTGGGCGCGGTGGGCAGGGCGGACGTGTCGGTTTCGACGATGGGATCGTTTGAACCGTCATAGGTCGGCAGGATCGCGTACTCCAGCTCCGCGTCCCCACGGTGCTCGCACGTGAGTCGCACGGGGTAGACAAGTCCCTCGGTGATGTTGTACTTGCGGTGCACGGAGCCCGCCGCCGCGAGCGCGCCCTCGGTGAATTTCTGCGCGAACAGATTGATGCCGGTGTACGTCAACGCCAGGCCGGTCAGTCCAATCTGATCGAGCGCGTCCTGCAGACAGACCGTGCGGAAGGTGGGCCGGGGCGCGTGCGAATAGGCCGCGATGTACCGCGGATAGACGTCCCCGCCCGTGCGCGTCGCGCGGACGTCCCACTCGTCCGGCACACTCACGTTCGTGATGCCCGCCAGATTCACGGGCACCGAGGGAGTGAGAACGTCGATCTGCACGGCGTAACGACCGTGAACTTGAGCGATAGTCATGTGCCCGACTCCTACGCTAGTTTCTTGGTTTCCGTGGTTTTGATCCGTGCCAATCGCTGGTGCACCTGCCGATCGGCGCGGGCAATGATCAGCTGTTCCTCGCGCGGGCTGATCCGCGTCAGTTCGTCCCGCATGCGGATGCGGCTCTTGGGATGCTTGAGGTTGAATTTCCGGGGCAGAACCACCCGCACCCGTTTGCTGGTGGCCCGCACGTCCCGCATCCGGGAGAGCCGCTCGCCTTCGCCCGTGTAGACCAGCGGCCTGGTGTGGCCAAAGCGGGCGAACTTGCGGCCCGTGTAACTACGACGCCAGCCCTTCGAGCCGCGCGGCAGGCCCTCGCCCTTGCGCTGGTAGTAGCCGTATTCCTGCGCCCCGGCCTCGGTGAAGTGCTTGGCACGAAACTGACGATGCCAGTATTCGCCCGCGTCGCGGAAGACCGGCTCCGCGACCTCCGTGTTCCAGTCCCGGCGACGGAGCGGGTGGGCGCCTCGGTAGTGCACCTCGATGCCGAGCATTAGCCCATCCCCCATTCGATCGCCAGATCGACCGCCAGGAAATCACCGCGGGCCGTGCGCTGATCTTCGTCAGCGCGGTAGAGTTCACTGACCTCATGACGACGTGCTGCCAGGTAATCACTGCCACCACCGGCGAGATCCAACAGGCCCTTGAAGCTGGCGTCGTCCGTCGACTCCCGCCGCAGGATCTTGCCAACCGAGTTGGCAAACTGCATCAACGCTTCGTCAGGATGGAGGAGGTCGTTTTCCGTATCGTAGTTTTCCTCGAGATGCAGCCAGAGCGTTCCTGACTGGAGATAATCCCATGAACCGGCACTCGTGGCGCGGTGTTCGAACACATTGGCCACGCCCGGCCAGAAGTCGACCACCGCGAAAGGCCGGTACGTCGCCCAGACGCTGGCGGCGTGCGCGTCCGCAGTCAGTGCCGGAGCCGGCACGTCGAAATAGTAGATCCGTGCCAGGGCCTGAGCTTGTGTCGAGGCGCCGCACCAGGTGCGAAACTGCGTGCAGTCCGCCAGCGTCGACCGCAGCGCTTGTAGCTGCTTCGAGAGGACCCCGATCGGTGTGCTGGTGACGGTCATCGACGCGTGGGACCTGGTGCTCGGTTTCTGTCCATCGGTTCCGGTCGCACAAGCTGCAATTGCCAGGCATTGCCCGGCAGACTAACGATCTTCTCTATCGCGTAAGACACGGAACTGATGGTCACCGTGTCTTTCAGGTTGGGACTGGCGATGCCGCCATAAGTGGACGACGTATCAGCCGAGATCACGACGTCTCGCTTGCGTACCTTGGTGCGGCGATCGCCTTCGATTTCCGTCTCGGCCCGCTCGCCGTCCACCACGCCCGTAAGTGTTGTTGAGACGCCCGCCGCGGTGACGTAGGTCAACGACGACCCGAAGGCCTCGCAGAGCAGCTCCGCGCCCGCCTCCAGATCGTTGTCATAGAGCGCCATGCAACACCCCACACTAAGCCGAGAAGGGGGCCGCCGGCTGGTATGCGGCGGCCCCTGGCGCTCGGCGAGTCACGGAGTAGGCCAACCCGGCGATCAGATGTCGGGCGTGATCCGCACTTCCAGCTTGTCCAACCGCACTTCGCCCGGACTGTCGTTGGAGGATTTCTCCAAATGGAACAGCGCCTTGAGCGGGCCAGTGCCGGCGGCCAACGTAAACACCGTCGCCGGCAGTCGATTGACGCCGTTGACATACAACTGGATGTCGGTGTGATCACGGCCGTCGAATACGATGTGCACGGGCGTGCCCACGGCCCAGTCCACGGTCGTGTCCGTGGCGTTGACTTCGGTCGTCCCATCGTCGGACTCGGCATCCAGGTTGAGATCCGCACCCATGTCGAAATGGGCGAAGACGGATTCCGTGATGGAGTCCGCGTCGCTGGCATGCGTGGCATTGGCCACACCCACGTTGAGATCACCAACGTCCGCGTCCGCGTTGGTCAACACCGTCACGATCGCCTCCAAGATCCAGTTGGCGTTGATCGGGAACGATCGATCGGACAGCAGGTCCTCTTTCTGCGCCTCGGCTGTCGCCGAAAAACCGGCGTAAAACGCGGCACCCAACTGCTTGCCGTACGGCGTGCCGGCAGTCAGCACGGGCACATTCGTGAATCCGGCTCTCGTTAGCGAAATGATCGCGTGGGAGCGGACGTTCAGATCCACGGTCACCGTCGCATCGCCGCTGGCCGCATCCGCGACAGCCACGCCGACGATAAAGTCCTTGTCGTCGGTCAATACCGGAATCGTGGCCGTGTTCGCGGAGTGATCCCATTTCACCTCGCCACCCTGCACAATCACGATACTGGCGGTCTTGAGCAGCTTGACCTGCCCCTGGACCTTCACGGAGGCCTTCTCGCCGGACACCAGCGCCCGGAGCGATTCAACGACACCAGCGCGCCCATCGGGCAACTGGATCACCTCGCCGCCAGAGTAACCGGCGGACGGAACCGTCACGATGACGCTCGATTCATCGTGATAGGTTGTTGCTTCAGCGGTCATGTTTGTTTCTCCGATTCAGTTCGTTTGCTTGTCTATGGAAACGTCACCTCGTGCGTTGACTCAGTTCACATCACGCAGCGCCGGTCGATTTGACGAGTGCCCGGAAATCGAGCGCCTTGGCTCCGATGTCCATGTTCACATCCCAGCCCAGGCCCCACTGCCCCTTGTCCAGCACAAACGAACGGATCTGGGGAGCCCGGCCCGTGCCGCGCAAGTAGCCCACCTCGATCGTCTTGGCACCGTTCTCGCCAGGACGAGCGGCCATGAAGTAATTGGTGGCCGTCCCGGTGTAGGCCGTCCCGGACGCCGGATCCGTCACGCCCGTGGCACCGATGCGGTCGTCTGCCACGATCTGCAGCATTAGGTCCGACACCGGGTTCAGGTCACCCTCGGAGCTGTAACGGAAGGCCGAGGCACAGATGATCTGAGCCGTGAACAGCAGATCCTGCGGTACGATCAAGAACCGCGGACGCAGATTGAGCGGCCTGGTTCTGATACGCTGCTTGGCCATCATCTGAATGACGGCCTGAACATAAGCCGCCGACATGGCGCCACCGGAGTGCAGGTTCGCGTGACCACCGGATGTGGTGGTGGCCGTGGCGTTGAACAGTGCGCCCGATGTGGCGGTCAGAGTCGCATTGGCCAGCAGGATGGCATAGACCAGATCCGGCCGCAGCGCCCGGGCGGCGTTGCCGATTTCCGCCGGGGTGCTACCTTCGATCGCCCCGAAGCGGTCGTCAATGATGTCCTGCTCGTCGACCACGAACTGGCCGGCGTAACGGGCGATGCGGTAGGACTCATAGCTGTCGCTTTGATCCAGGTGTTCCGCCGTTCCCCCGCGGCGATGCCGTGTCAGCGTCTGGAACTTGCCCATCGCCGCCCGCTCATTGCTCTGGAAGTTCGGCACGTCCGCGTCACTGCACCAGCCCGCTGTCGTGTCCGTCGCCTCGGTGTACGCGGCCACCAGCGCCGCTGAGACGTTGGTGGTGAAGATGGCCGAGAGCGTTCCACCGGACACAGCCGCGCGAATGCACTCCCCGCGCGAGGCTGGAATCCGCCCCGTGTCAATGCGGCACGCCTCGCGGCAGAAGTCCACGAGGGACAGGTCCCGCCACTGCCAGCCCAGATCGGCGGCCCGTTCGAGTGCCTCGTCCCGCTGACCTTCGCGCCGCGGACGATAGCAGCCGTCCACGTACCGGGCGTGTTGGCGCACCGGATCCAGTCCGTGGCGGATCATCAAGGCCGCCCCCAAGGTCTCGCGAGTGCAGTCCGCGTCGTGACTACGCAGGTGAATGGCTGGGCCTGTCGGCGGCAGGCGATTCTGACGCACGGAGGCGAGGAACTCGCGTGCCGCCCGGGCCGTATCCCAACCCTCATTGACCGCTCGCTGCCGCACCACTTCCGATACGTCCGCCCCCGCCATTTCCACGATCTGCCGCACGCGATCCCGCTCCGCGGCGATCGCCCGTTCCGCCACCTGCTCCGCTGTCGGTGGCGTCGCGTCGCTCGGTGGCGGATCGTCGTCAGCACCGGCGTCCCGTGTGGCTGCCGCCGCTTCGTCGGCCTGTGCTCGCTGGCCCGCATCCAGACCCTCATAGAAGGACTGGGCTTCATCTTCGGTGGCTTCGGAACGAAGCCCGATCGTTTCCAAGTACGCTCGAAGTCTGGGATTCACGTGAATCTCCTTTCTCGAAAATGTGTGACTGTCCTCCCGGATCTTCGCGGCGTTGTCCGCCCCGATCGGGACTAGGGATCCTTCACGCAGTAACCACTCAGTGGCAATGCGCAGCACGCGCTTGCCAGCCGTGTATTGCTTGCTCAGCACCGTGGCCGTCTGGCCGGCGGCGATCTCCGTGGACTGCATCACGCGGTAGCCGACCGACACGTCAGTGAGGTGACCTCCACGGACCATTTGCCAGGCGTGGTCCGCGTCCTCGCTCTCGGCGAAATGCAGTCGCCCGGCGACGCTATTGCCGTCGACGCGCAGGTCGCGGACCGACCCCAGGACGTCCCGCAGCGACGAGCGAGAGTGATTGGCCAGCATCGGCATCTGGGACGGGATCCTGGCGCCCTCCGGCAAAAGCACCTCATCGATTGTCTCGCCGCGTCGCCAATCGTAGACCTCTACCGGATCGCCCGTGCTGATCGTCGCCTCGACTGTCCGCTGTTCGGCGTTGACAGTGGCCGCGCGGAGCTGCATACCGCGAGTGACGATGTCGCGCCGGTCCTCGTCGCGCTGCTGCCAGGTCATTGTGCTTTCTCCGTTGTGGTGGATTCATCCTCGTCCGCGTCGTAATCAGCGATCGCGGAATCCACATCCTCGCCACGCATCCAAGCGGGCTGTGGCAGACCGGCAGCCTCGAACACCTGCTGCTCGCGTTGCAGCATGGCGATATGGGTCTCGAGGTCTCGGCCACGGGCGGCCAGTGCGTCGGTCAGCGTCAGGGTTCTGGTGCCGAGCGATGTTTCCTCGGCACTTGCCTCCTTCGTCGGATCGACATGCGGACGACTCGGCCAGGTCCACTGGTAGCGGACGGATCGCGGCTTGTTGCGTAGTGCCGGCACGGAGAAGCGCGCCTCAGCTGCGATCGCATCGACCAGGCGAGATAGCATGCCGGTGGACCGCTGCGTCCCGCTCAGCCACGACTGCAGGCCAGCGATGGCCCGGTAGTAGTTTTGCGTCTCCAGGCGCGCCGACGAGTAGTTGTATTTGCTCGCGTCCAGTCGGATCATCATCAACGGCATGCCCACCGGGCGCCCTAGTTCCCGCTGCCGCTCGGCCCGATAGTCCGGATACTGCACCGGCGGCTGCGTCGCCGGATAGACAAATGGTTTCCACCCGGGAGGCGCGGTCTTGATCGTGCGGCGCTGCACGTCGACGGATTCCGGCGATAACCACGGGGTGGCATCTGGGTGTTCCGTGTAGAGGATGCCAGACTGATCGGCGATTTGTCGCGCGGCGTCCTGCACCTGGTCGTCGTAGTCCCGCAGATCGGCGGCGGGCTGCAAGCCGGTATTCAGCCAGGGGATGCCACGCAGTTGGCCTTCCTCCTCGACGATAAACTCGTGCACGATCAGGTCCGCCGGCACGGGTGTGTAGCGCGTGGTATAGAGCGACCCGTCGATTTCCGGATCGGCGATCAGGTATTGCGTTGGTCGTCCGAAGCGGTCGAAGCGGATGCCCATGAACACGTTGGCATCCGTGGAAACGGTAGCCGCCGTGCCCAATAGTCGCGGATGCAGCGGCTGGATTCGCAACTGCACCGGCCCGTCAGCCTGGTCGTCGGTGACGAGCTGCCCCAGGAACTCGCCGCAGCGCCACAGCGTTTTGACCCACATCTTGAGCAACGAGGCGCCACTCACATTGCGGCGCGGCGTCGGACAGGCGAACCAATCCTGCCAGAGTTGTTCCAGGGCGTCGTTGTACCCGGCGGCGTCGCTCAGCACCTGCAGCGTCGGGCCATCTGGCCCTACGATGTCGTCGGCGTGGGTGGCCAACATGCCCAGGACGATGCCGTTCTGGCGGCATTCGTAGTGCGTTCTGGCTCTGATGGTCGCCAGTTGGGCAGACAACCAGGCGTTGACCGATTCGTCATGGGCGTACGTCCAATGCGCTGAGTTGAGCCTGGTCGTGTTGGCGGACTCAAACCTCCGTACGCCGCCATCCAGCCACGAGGGATGCGAGACCCACTGCTGCTCGGGGCCCGATCGCGGTACCGAGGCCAGCACCCCTGTGCCAGGCAGGCAGACATAGCTCGTGCTGTCGAGCGCGTTGGACATCAATAGGTTTCCGAGTCATCCGCAAGTTCGTACGTCACTTTCGACTGCTGGTATGGCCCGTAGCTGGCATTGGCCGCGTAGCTGGCCGCCTGTTGCCGTCGACAGTCAGCGATCAGCGAATCGAGCTGCGTGGCATTCCACGTGATCGACTGCGACCCTCCACCGCTAAGATTGCGGGCGAGGTTCGGCATTGTCGCCAGCCGCGCCTTCATCGCCATCAGCTTGGCAATGGCCGTGCTCCAACTGCCCGCGTCGATGGCGGCGACGGCAGCGGAGTACAGCGTGTCCAGCTCGGCGATAGTCATGGCGCAACAAAAAACCCGTGCTCGGTGTGCTGCCCCAGCACGGGCATTTAGGCACCGGTCGTCACCGATGGCCGTTATTCACTGTAGCCGAATGCAATACCAAGCCAACCCGCATTTACCAACGAGTTGGTAACAACCTTACCCGGCGTCCTTCATCGTTTTGAACCGTTTTCCGCATTTTGGACACTTCCGGTACTGGGTGCGTCCCTTGGTGGTATAGGCTTTGGCTGTCTCACCGCAGCCAGGACAGACCGTGGGATCGATCTTCAGCCGCAGCGAGTCGGACGGAGGATCCTGAAAGTCAACGCAGGGAGCCATTGTCGGTGAGTAGCTGTCGGCGATTGGCGGCACGTCAGGTTGCGGCGTCGATTGCTGGTGGTCATTGGTGATCGATGTTGGTGCTGGACGGAACGCAAAGAACGTACCGCAGTGCCGACACGTGGCACGTCCCGACGAGTACCAGGATTGTGAAGCGTCCTTTGGCCACTCGTGAACTTCGCAGTCCTGGCAGCCACAACGCGGACAGGCCGGCCCCTTACAGCGATCGAGAATCAGACTATTCACTCGCTCACCCATTCATCCGCAGTCTGTCGCTGACGTCGATCTGGTCGCAACTGTCGATACCACCCAGCAGTCGGCTTGGACTTTTGCCGCTCAATCTCCGCAGCCACGAAATGCCCGGCCGCCAGGCTGAGATACCCAGCGTCGAGCCAGTGGTTCTGCCGTCGCACTCGCTCCCAGACGATCGCTTCACCACGCCCTGGGATCCACCGCTCCTTCTGGATCTCGGCGGTGATGTGCTCCGAAAACTCCACATGCTCCCGATGGCTCGCCGCCTCGTAGAGAGTCAGCGCGCCGGGCTCGTCGGCGGACATCGCCAGTCGCTGGTGTAGGTTGGACTTCCAATGATCGCTGTTCACATGCACTAGGTTGAGCTGTGCTGGCCGCTGATAACTCAAATGGTATTCCAGGCCTAGATAACGAACGTCCCCACCCTTGGACCGCGGTGCGATGTACCTGGTGGTTCCTCGCTGTCGCTCGCCGTGGCCCTTGCTGGGGCGGTAAACCTCCTGTCCCGGACGTAATCCCGCCGCCGCAGATACCTGCCTGCAGAAGGCGTACACCGCCTCCTGGTGCTCGTACCAGCCCGAGTCAATCCAGACTTGAGACGGCTGCCAGACACGACCGGCGGCATCACTCCACCCGCCGCAGAAATAGGCGTGCAGCCGCAACAGCGCATCCATCAGGCCGCGGGTTGTGCCCACGGAGTCCGCCTCCGTGGGCTGCAGACCGTACTCAATCACATGAGCCGAACCATTCTGCCGGACGGCTACAGCGTGCCAGTGCAGTTGCCGCTTGCCGGTGTCGATACCGACAGCAATCCCCAGACAATCCTCGGGCACAATACCTCGCCGAAGTCCGCCCGTGCGACCAGCAACGTCTTCCGCCGTGAGTGGCGTCAACTCCACCTCGGGTGGTATCCACGGCAGGCACCAGACGAACTGACGCATCTTCTTCTCGGCGCTCTCGCGGTCGTGCGCGCGGGCGGCTCGCCATTCCTCGGCGCCCAGGTCGGCGGCGGTCGTGAATGGGTTATCGATCGCCGACCACCGGAAACCCAGCGTCTTGGTCGGCGGCGGTTCGCCAATCACGTCGCCACTCGGCAGCACCCTCTGGCCGCTGTGAACCAGGACGGCCTGAGCGGCTGCGTCGCGCCGCTCGCCCTCAGTCCACTGCGACTGACAAGCCGGACACGTCCAGGAGGCCTTATCGGCGGCTTCCAGTTCGCTTTCGGCCTCCTGCCAGCCAACCAGGTGCTCGCGCTCCGGTGACACGTACTGACCGCAGCGTGGACAGGGGCGGAAGATGCGGCTATCCGTGCCCTGCGTGATCTCCTGCCAGATGCGGCCCTTCTCAATACTCGCCGTGCACTCCAGGTAGACGCGCTTGCTGCTGCCGTAGGCCCGCGTGCGGCCTTCAAGCTGCTCGATCTTGTCCGCCTCGCGCGAGGTTTCACCGGGTTCGTCCATGCCGTCTGTCTCGGTGACCGCCAGGATCCTCGCGGTGTAACCAGCTCGCTGCTTGTCACCGCCGCCCGCAGTCATGAATCGCAGTGTCACGTCATTGCGGAAGCGGATGGCTCGCTTGACCATGCCGCCGCGGGAACCCTCGCCAGTGAGCGGCAGCAGCTCGCAGTAGCGGCTCGCCTCGATGGCTGGGAGTAGATCCTCGGTCCATTTATCCTGAGCCATCTGCATCGTCGGGAGTCCGATGATCACCGTCTCCTGCAGTTCGAACAGGTGATACATGACCGGAGCCACATAGCACATCAACGTCTTACCGTTCTGCGTCGGACCGGAAGCCGCGAATCTATTCCAACACCCCAAATCCAAAGCCGCGAACCACAATCTGCTGGCCGGATGCCTGCGGTGCTTGTACCGCTCGCTTTTGTACGGACCGCTGGGTAGGACGAGTTCGCTTTCTACCCATTCGCTGATTGGCCGCTGTCTTGCTGGTCTTGCGTTTTGCAGTGCCCTGCGGAGCAACTCCTCTTGGTGATCCGCCGGAAGCCACGGCTCGATCGTCGGCTTTTCGGATGCTTCCGTTACCATTGCCATGCGTGTCGAATATGTCACCAATCGCGCGATCACAATCTTCGATCGCGTCAGCCACCATATCGCCGGCGTCCCTCCCGTACTTCCTCCCGATCCGCTCACCAAGTCGTTTGAGAATAGATGCCCATACGGTCAGTACGTCTCGGACCCTGTCGATCTGCACGACCGTTTTTCGCAGCGCCGCCAGCTTGATCTGCTCTTGCTGGGCTTTGTATTTCCGTAGCTCTTCGAGCCACGGGCTATCGCTGACCGAGGAGAGCAACTGCTCCTCGTCCTTTCGCGACTGTCGCCACTCCTCGATTTCCCTCAGCGGCCAGCGACCAACCTCACCTGGCATGCCTTGAGAGACCCACAGGCCCACGGTACCACGGCGTACTCGGAAATGAGCCGCCACGGCTGCCTGTGTCTTCACGACGTCTGGTTCTACTGCGGGGCGTGATCGCGCACGTCCTTTCGGCATCACCTGGACTCACGTCTTGTCTTTTGCCACATTCACACCCCGTGCGTGAAAAAGTGCCCAGATAACCGGGCACAGCCC